TAATCGCTTCAGTGACAGCACCGAGAATCGGCTCAATAGTTCGATTGTAGTAGTTGATCATTGTTTTCTCATCAGCAGTACCGTTCATCACTTCGTCAGTGATTCCCAGCTGGCTGTAAAGCATCTTAGTAAGGTAATCAATCTGCTCGAGAAGATTGTTCTCTGCCGGCCGGTTGAGTTGAGTGATCTTCTCAGTTCCGTCAGAGTAGGCAATACCGTACTGAGATCCCTTAAGTTGAAACTCAATCTCCTTACGGCGCTTCTCGGCCTCTGCTCGCCGCGTATCAGTCTTGATCACGTAAGGAAGCTGTATGATAAGATCGAGCTTTCCTGATGCTGATTGCTCGTCGATAGCATCAAGCAAGTTAAGCTTCCTGATAAGCCTCTGAAGCGTGCTGTTAGGCTCGTTCATGATGGCATACAGGGGGTTCTCAACAATAGCTACGAACTTCTTCGGAAGAGTGATGTCTTCCTGAAGTCCTTTCTTGTCGTTGTAAACCCGAACCGTAACGTGCTGAGGCTTCCAGTAAACTACTTCGCCAACGCGAAGACTCTGAACATCGTAATTCCCGGAATTCAGAGGATCCATGTTGGTATCGACCGGAACAATGGCGATAACGCCCTTATCAAGCAACGTCATTACAACGTCTTGTCTGAAAGCCCGTCCACCTTGATCAATGTTAGCTTCCACGTTAAGGCAGTTGTTAAGTCCGCTGACAACATCACTCACATATCGTCCGTTTTCATCTTGCTTAACGTGCTTGATGTCCACAGCCGCAGAGTCAATACCCATTCGAGTATAGATCGCTGAAATAATCGATCTCTCGTTTGAAACCCGAAACCTGTTACGATCAGGTCTGTAACTGTAAGTTGGCCCGTCATTCCATCCAGCACCCGGATTATTTTCAAGAGCCAGGAAAGCGTTCCATCCGTGCTTCAGTCTGGACAGTAGTGCATTGATACCAGCCATTACTCACCTCCTTTCAGGAATGAAAAGTGTTGATATCAGAAGCTAAGATTTCTATTACTCATATCCTAGTTGTTCCGAATTTATATGCGGTAGAAATCTCTAATATGGCAAACAAGAAAATCAGTAACGTTCTAAATAGAATCGTGAATAGCTTTCTTACCGGCCGCTATTTTGGCTTTAAACTCTGGATCATTGTAATGTTTACGAATTTCATATGCACCTATCGACGATGCAATAACAATTGCAGCAGCAACTTTGCCGCGCTTTTGATAAGCTGTATATGCAGCGGCGGCTGTAAGACCCACTCCGATTGGATGGTCATATGTAAACTTATTTCCCTTTCGCGCAGTCTCTACAACACGACTCTTGTGCTGACCCCAGTGCATTCCCTTGACACCGTGATGAGACAGGAAGTCCTCGACCTCTTCGCCAGTTGCCATTTTCACCCCTTTAAGTCTATTGACGGTATCAAACTTCTTTGAGCGGCGTTAATCTTGTCAGCCGTTAGTCGATCGACACCGACAACAGTGGCTGTTCCCTTAGCGTCGAGAAGAATAAGAGGGGCTTTAGTCAAAAGACCGGCGTCGTTCTCATCTAGAAGTGCGTTATAACCCTTAGCGCGCAAGTTATTGAAATACGGAGAATTAAGTGGCATATTCTGTGAGCCTTGATTATGAACAAAATCGCGATAAGCTTTAAGTCCGGCTTGCTGATCATCTAGTTGCTTGAAAACTCGTTTGTAGCCAATGCTTTCGAGATACGCTCGTCCTGTAACTTTCTCGCCTTTTTCATTGACAACGACAGGCTTATTCATGAGCTCTGTAAAAGCATCGACTCGAGCTTTTGGCGATGGAAGTGTCAAAGTTTTTGTCGTTTTAAGCGTCAGCTCATAACTATCTTCATACTTCTTACTACCAGGTCCAGGTCTCTTTGTATTTGGACCCTCGGCTGGAATAGACGCGCGATAAAATGCAGCGTCTTTGTCGAGTCGAGAAACAAATGTCGCGCCTGTGTCGATGAACTTTGGGTCAAGTGCAACTCTTTTAAGTTGCGTGCCCTTAACGAATTTTTCACCTTTTGTAGACAATGCGTTATACTCTGCACGCGTCATCTCTTCAGGACCAAAAATCGATTCGTTTTTTGTTCGATCCCACGTAACCTTTGAGTAATTGACTGCGGCTTGTCGTCGCAAACTTCTCGATTCGGTAGACTTAGTTGATTCTTGGGAATCCGATCCAATTCCTCGATCTTTCCGAACGCCCCAGTGCATTCCTTTGATTCCATGATGAGAAAGGAAGTCCTTGACTTCTTCGTTTGTTGCCATTTCACCTCCTTACAAAATGGAATCGAAAGATCTAATGAGAACTTTTTTTAGCTGTACGAAGTTCTTGTTTAAGTTTGAGACTATGCTCTTGTTGTCTTCGAAGTTTCGCGTTAGCACTAACTCCTGCAGTTATAGAAACCGTATGGATTGTTTGTGCTCCAGCAAGAGCCAAAGCTCCTTTAGAGACTAGAGATGCTATTTCTGGATCACTTATCGAACCTTTGGCCAAGACTGAGATAGCGAGAAGACTTGCCGCAACCACGGTTCCTTTAGTCAAATATTTTGCGTAAGTTGCGCGATCTATTTTCTTATCGAAAGCGTTTTGATCTTCTTTGGCAATTTTAGGCGTCTTATCTGTTTCAACAAGACGTTTAGATCCGTAAGGTGTTGTCTCCTCTTTAAGTTTGAGAAGACGTTTTGCCGTTCCAGCTCTCGCTCCTGCACCAGAAATAACAAGCGCCGCCGGAGTTTTTACGCCTCGTTTTCTATCGAACTTGTCAATATCTTTCTGAATATCACTGACAGTTCGAGATTCATTCTTTTTTCGAACACCCCAGTGCATTCCTTTGATGCCGTGATGAGAGAGAAAGTCCTCAACCTCTTCATCAGTTGCCATCGCTCACCTCCTCAATCAAAAGAATCCTTGTTGAGTTTGTACGCTACCCACGCGTCCATAAGAGCAGCAACATTGTCAATCTTCTGTTCCTGTCGCTTCTTGAGAAGCTTGCGGTTTCCATTCGTGTCTTCAAGCGTTATTGCATTACCCATTGCGAAACTCATGAGACCTTGATCGAAGATGAGCATTCGTTCTTCGGCCAGGGTCTTAAGTTCGCCTAGAGGGACTGATTCTGTCCGAGCCCCTTGAATAACCTTCTCAATTCCGAACGGACCGTTCTCTGCTTCCCATCGGGTAACGAATTCTTTCGCGTTGTACGGATCGAACCCGAAAGCCCGAACATCATACTCATTTGCTGCGATGAAACGCTCGAGGTCTTCGTAAACTATCATCATGTCTAGGACAACGCCGTCAAGAACGTGAAGGCTTCCCTCATTGATGAACTCATCGTACTTATGACGCATGGCGCCAGGCAACTTCATCAGAGTCAAACTGGAAATGTAGCTTCTAGTTTTAACGCCGAAAGTCCCGTTTGGTATCGGGAACAGGAAAGTGAAAGCCGTAAAGTCATCACCCTGCGAAAGGTCTGCGCCCATGGAACAAGGCATCTTCCAGAACTCTTTCTTGCGATGAGGAATTGTGTCCTCGTAAGTAAAGAAGTAAGTGAATCCTTCCATCGGTATACCGAATCTCTTAGCGAGAATATCGTTCCTTGAAGCAGGAGCTTTCTCAGCTCTCTCAACATCCAGATGATATACATCATAAGAAACTGTTTTACCAAGATTAGGATTTGCTTTTGGCCACATAGACGGATCTGAAACTTCTTCAAGTTCGTCAAGTTTGTAATGCCAGATCGAAACATGAGGATTCGGATACTTGCCTTTAAGAATATCTGAAAGCTCTATTTTGATTGTGTCGCCAGAGCCGTTACGAACAGTTCCTTCAGAACTTGTTGCTACAATTATGTAATCGTCAAGCTTTGAAGCGCCTTGCTCAATGGCGCCGATAACATCTTCACGAATATCACCTGAGAGCCATTCGTCAACTGTCGAAATCTTAGGTCTCAGCCCCTGGAGTTTAGCAATCGACATCGGGCGGACTTCTAGAATGGAACCGGTAAGGAAATTCTCGATCCCCTTCTTCGTAGATGCCAGTTTCACACGTTGAGCTCGAGAGCCAGTTGTATTTTGAAGTGATCCCTCAGTGAGGAACTGAAACAACGGCCCTCTTGCTCGTGTAATAGCTGTCCTAAACGGCGACATGACCTCATCGGCTTGCTTCATTGTCGGCGCAACCGTTATCTGATGCGTCGTCGAAACGTCAACATTCAGAAAATACGACTGAATGCACTCTGCATAGATCGATTTTGCCGATCCTCTAGCCACGATCAGGTATTGCTTGTTGACAAGTCTCTTGCAAATGACCTTGCGTACGTAATAACCGCCGTGGCCGTCCTCATTCGGTTCGTAAACACTTCTCTCTACGAAGTAAAACCATGCTAGCAGAGCTTCAGCCCACAATTTAAAGCTATCGAGAAGATACAGGTCGCTTCCGTCTGTTAGCGTCAACTCGTTCTCGCAGTACTTAATGAACCCGTCAATAGCCGCATCATCGTAATAGAAATTCGGGTCGAGGATGAATTCGTCTATACGGTTCATCTCTAGGGATACTTCCCTATTTACCGGAATCTCCCCTCGGAGAACTGCAGTACGGAATGCGCCGTAGTATTTTGGCGTAGCCGTATTAGACAAAGTCATCGCTAACCCCCCTAACCCGATGTGATAGCCAGTTGAGGCATTCTGACTGGACCACTATGCCCGCCTGTAGCCCTTGATGCTGCTGCACCGGCTGCTGCTGCGACAAGAAGCGGCCCTATAATCTTGGCTACTTCTTTCCCGGTCTTATAGGCACTAATTCCAATTTTTGCAGTCTTTGTTTGATTTTCAACAAAGTCGCGACCCTTGGAAACATTTGACTTACCCTTTGGGGTTGTCGTCAAGACACTAATCTGCTTCTCGAGATTCATCCGAGTTACCAGATGTTGAAGCTCTTCATTCGAAAGGGAATGAATTCCGGTAGTTTTAGCCTTAACTTCCGCATTATGAGCTCTTGCTGCGTCTGATGAAGAAGTTGAACGTATACCCGCTTCTCTTTCAGCTGCTTGAGCTGAACGACTCCTGTGAACACCCCAGCGCATCCCCTTAACACCGAAATGCTCAAGAATATCGTCGGCGTTCATATGTTTCAGTGTACCGTCGGGATTCCAAGATGCGGGAATCTCGCTGGTACGCTTAAGAGCTGACGCTCGCTTCATGATATGACGTCTGACAGCATTTCTCTGCTGCTCATCAGTCTTACCGTCAGATCCAGAAGCTCTTCCGACAGCCCGTATCGCATTGGTGAGATCTTCTGGATGATCGGGCCGAATGAAGTAAGACCCATCGGGCATGGCTACTCCGGAGACAGCAAACATTCTTCGCTGTGCTGCGGTTGGGTCTGTCATTCTTAACCTCCGCTCGGAGCATAAGGACTCGACGTGTCGTCGTCCGGGCTTACAGGCTTGTTAATGGACTCGCCAATGACGTTAAGGCGCCACTCCATCTCGCCAATCATTTCTTTCATAGCGTTGATCGTAAACGACGTTGGCGGAGGATCAAAGAGGAGTTTCACCTTGGCAAAGATGTACGATTTCACCGACGCAAGGAAAACCATGTCATCCGAATAAGAAGACCACGACGTTGTATTGTCTTCAATGGCAAACCCCTCGACCGGCCCAACGCCAATACCCGTTAGTACGGAGAACGCTGTGTTGATGTGCATGATCACATCAAGGTCAAAAGCTGTGTAATCGGGGTCCAATCCGAGTGTTTTCTTGATCGAATCAAGAATACTCAGTGGATCAGGGCTTGTCATTCGGAAGTCTCACCTGCTATCTAGTGGCTTGACCCGCTGAGTTAAGCAAACCCAGGAGAATAAGTTGGTTTCGAACATGTGCACCGGCGATTCCAGTATCCACAGCAAGCTTCTGAGAAGCCTCAAAATTTCGGACAGACGTTTTTGTTTGCTGACCGAATTCCCCATCGGAAGAAATTCCCCTGACACCAGGAATTCCTGAAATCGAAAGAGCTCGCTGAAGAGCCTGAACCGAGTTTCCTCTGTTTCCAAATTGAAGCGTGATTCCGGCTGGCCATTTTGGCCCGGAGACCGGGGCTGTTGGATGGATCTTTACACGGCGCGGCCACAAATCATCATAGACTTCCGAGATGTCGTAATCATGCGTCGACTTGTACTGCTTCGCGATAGATCCAGGGTACACCGAATCGATGCGGTTGTCATAGTCCGGAA